CCACCACCCCCCGACCCACTCACCCACACCAAACAGCGAAAGGCCTTGTTTTTTGACGGTTTGGTTTTCAAAAAGGGCGTGGCCTAGTCGTGAGAGAGGGAATCGAACCCACAACACACCGGGTTTGAGCCGGCGTCCTCTACCAATTGAGATATCTCACACAGATACAAGAAAACCCCGCGACTGCGGGGCCTCGCCTTGTCAGGAATCTGAGCTTCGCTCCATTCCCCGACAATCTATCTACACGACAGTTTACTCATAACAAGCGTTGCGGCAAGCGTTGCAGTGAAGAAAATGTGAAAGAACATCACTCATCACAGAAACGAACGGTTTTTCCACAATAGCCCCCAATCGCATCCAGCGTCAGAGCTAGAGTCGCAGCGGCCCCGGGGCTTTCCCGTGGGTACCCTCCCTATGGGGGGGTATGTGTGCCAGTGTCGGCGTGTCTGGTTAGTGGTGGTATGCGCGTATCCGCGCGTGTACGCGCGTAGGCGTGTGCGTATGGGCGCGTGCGCATATTTGACGGTTTTTGTGGTGGTTATGGTGGTTTCGACACGCCGAGTGAAGCTAGTGTTTGCAATGGTTTACGGGTGGTTCAATCGCTATTGACTTGCGTTCCAGTATTGGACCGCGTATAGTGATAGCCATCAACCACGGAACACCAAGAAAGGAACCCCGAGATGAACACCACGGAGATTAAAGCCAAAGCCTTTAGAGCGGCGGTAGACCTGGCCACGGTATGCAAGCCCTGCACCTATGACAACGTGCTGGACATCACGGCCATAGCCCTCGGTATCGAGATGGACGACAACGAGGAATACCCCGCCGAGCTCTACCGCAAGTTCGACCGAGTGTGGGCCGAGCTCAACTACTGACAGCGCCGCCGATAGGCGGGTACTGGGTTCGAGTCCCAGCGGCGCACGAAGTCCCGGTGATAGGTGAGAGCTATCCCGAGTGACATGAGAGTTTGAGAATTGAATAGTGTTACCGATACCCAGTCAAGGACTGGTGAGGGATAATGAAGCAAGGCAGAGGTCTTGCGAGTAGTGCGGGGGCCGCTGAGAGAACGCGGCGCGATGGCATCAGAAACTCCGTCTGCGAATAAGCCAAAGGTATAATTAGGCCCACTGAAACAGATAGCGAGGTGGGCCATGGACTACAGGGAATTGCAAGACAGCAAGAATCTGGATAATCAACAGTTAGCCGATAAAATCGGCATACCTCGTACCACGGTATCCAAGTACAAGAATGGGCATCTCGATACAAAAAACATGACGTTAGAGATGGCCGTTAAATGGTTACGTGCGTTGGGGCGGCGCAAGATGGCTAACGATTTATCCGAGATGTTTGCGCTTGCTGAGGCTCCTAGTGAGCCGAAAGAAAGCGCCGCCAAGTAGGCGGGCGCGTGCCCTAATCAATTCTTCGCCCGACTGTAGGCGTTGTGTGCAGTCGGCCTAAACTCACTGGGTTTACCCCATAGTCTAGGCACTCATGGCGTGTCCCAAGGTGGACGGGATACGCTGGAACCTGTTATATCGAAAGGTGGTGAGCCGTGCCGGTTGGCGATATCGTCGTTGACCCGCGTATCCAGACTCGACATCCCGACGTGTCCGCTGATTCGGTGCGCGTGGCATGGTCGAACGTCGTGCGGTTTATGGCGCGTGAGGATACCGACCCGTTGCGTTATGTGGCGGTTGGATACGACGAGTACGGGCGTTTGCTGGAAATGGTGGCGGTACTAGATGAGTCGGATCGTTGGCATGTGTTCCATGCCATGCGTGCGACGACGAAGGTGCTGCGGGAACTGAAACTTTTGTAAAGGAGGAAGTGTCATGTCTTTTGTTGCGAAGGGTGGCCGTGTGGTCACTGATGACATGTTGGACAAGTGGGCCGACGATGCGGATAACGGCGAGTTCGGCGGAAGGCCGGGTGCGGTGTATTCCGGGCCTGTCGTTCCTGTCGCTCAGGCGGATGCTGTCAGTCGGACGTTTTCGTTAAGCGCTGACATGTCGGCCATGTTGGATGCCGTCGCTAAACGTCGTGGCGTGTCCGCTGATGACATCATGCGGCACGCGCTGGTGCGTGAGTTCGCGTCAGTGTGAGCTGTTCGGCGTGCTGGTTTTCCGACACGCCGATTTGTTTAAACCAAAATGATACGTTATGCTATCAATTATCAAGCCCAATCGGGCAAGACAAAAGCAAGTTTGAGAACTTAACAGTGTTTCCCTACATGCAAATGATACATTTTGCTGTCATAATTGGTTTACCTACTACTAGAGAAAGCGGGTAAGCCTATGGGACTTAAGGAACTGCGCAAACAAGCCGACTTAACACAAGTTGAGCTAGCCAAGCGCACTGGAATAGCGCGAACAATCATCAGCAGTTATGAGACCGGGCGGCGAGACGTTCGGAACATGACTCTTGAAAACGCTTTGAAGATATCCAGTGCACTCAACTGCCAACCGAGCGACCTGATGCGTTAAAAGAATGCGGCTAAGTAGCGCCAACTACCTAGCCGCGTGCCTTAAGTTGAAAGTTCTCTAACCAATCAATCAAATCGAGGCTGTGCTATCTTAGCACGCCTCACATGGAAGTGAGGAACCATGCGTAAAATTCTGGCGGCTTCAGCCGCGTTAATCACACTTTTCACCCTGTCCGCTTGCGGTAGTGATACCGCGAACATC